AGTACATTACAAGGATTGGCTATAGCGCCTACCGATGTAGACCAATTAGTTAGAAGAATACCCTTGCTTGTCAGCACTCCCAACAAAGATTGGATTCCTAGTTTTGGCACACAAATATACAAAGCCTTATTTGGTGTAAAGACTTACATTATAAAAACTAATGATAATGGTATAGAAGAAATATCAATTAGAGGCATACCGCCTGTCAAAACAGATAGTCTTGGTCGTAAGTGGATTAGTTGGGTAGATACACCACAAACAACACTAGAAGATATGAAAGTAGCAGGCAAGTTTGTTTTTGTTGGAGTTACTGCCAACGGGGTAATGCCGCAAGTAGCGACAAGCGTTGGTTTGTTAGAGCCTCATAAAATACAAACCGCACTAGCTGAATCTATACTTATACAAGACAGTCCATACATCCCAGATTGGTCTTTGGCGGCTGAAATACTAATTTTTGGCATATTTGTTTCTCTTATATGGGTTCTAATCAACTATCTTGGTATGACCCTAGGCATTGTATTGGCTAGTATCACAATGCTCTGTACAGCCTTTGGTGGTTTTTGGATTATCCAAAATGGTATTTTAGTTGATATTACCTGGACTTTAATAGCAGGTTTTATTACAGGAGCAATAGCCTTCTATCTGCGTTTTAGAGAGCAGTTTAAATTGCGTTTACAGATTAAAAAACAATTTGAGCATTACTTAGACCCAAGACAAGTAAAAAGATTACAAGATAATCCTGAACTTTTAAAATTAGGTGGTGAAAAGCGTTATGCGACGTTCCTTTTTACTGACGTGCGTGGCTTCACTTCTCTATCAGAAAAACTAGAGCCAGAACAAGTAACAGAGATTATGAACAAAGCACTTACAGTGCAAGTTGAATGTGTGCAGAGAAACCAAGGTTTAGTCGACAAATTTATCGGGGATGCTTGTTTTTCAATATTTAACGCTCCACTAGACTTAGAAAACCACGAAGAACTTGCTGTTAAAACTGCTATAGAAATGCAAGAAGCCATAAAAGAACTGAACAAAGAATTGCCACATGAAATAGCCATAGGCGTGGGTATAAATACTGGCGAAGCTGTAATTGGTAATATGGGTAGCGATACCCGGTTTGATTATTCAGCTATTGGAGATGCAGTAAATACAGCAGCTAGACTTGAATCAGCCACAAAAGAAGCAGGAGCAGATATATTAATTGGAGAAAATACTGCACAAAGTGTTAGTTATAAGTTAAAATCTTTAAAAGCAATAAAAGTTAAAGGCAAAGCTAAAGCTTTAAAAATTTATACAGTTAAATGAGATTTATGGCAACAACTAAAGAAGCTATCAATAAAATAGAAACACATGAAAAAGAGTGTTCTATACGATATGCAAATATTGAAAAAAGATTAGAAGATGGTGCAAAGCGTTTTGATAAACTAGAAAACATGATATGGGCAGTTTACCCATTTATTTTGGTTTCATTGGTATTGTCTAGGTTTGTTTAATGAACAAATTAAAACAAGCACTTAAAGTATTTTTTGAGTGGTTAATAAGTTTATTTAAAACTAGATATAAAATTACAGTATCTTTTAACAAAGAATATGGAGATACAGATGATAAAACCTACATATCAAAAAAGATATTAGTGCAAAAAGAAAAACACTTAAAGTTTCGCGATTCACACAACAGGTTGATTGAATTTAGAAGTGCAGGCGGTTTAAATTACATAATAGAGGACATGTAATGCAACAAATGTTAATAGGTATAATTTTTGTTTTAGGCCTAGGCGGCTATTGGCTGTATCAAGAAAATACCACACTTAAAGCTAACAATCTTGCTTTAGAAGGTGCTATAGCCACACAAGAAGAAGCAATCACAAGTTTACAAAATGATTTTGAGTTACAAACAGGACAATTAAATGACCTTGTAATCAAAAGCCAAGCGGCACAAAGAGAGTTAAACAGATACACACAGTTTATAAAAGACTATGAGCTGTCTGCAAAAATACTTGCAGACCCGGTAGAAATGGAAAGGAAAATAAATAATGGTACAAAACACATTATGGAAGAAATCGAGAAACTCAGCAATGTTGTTGATGACCTTGATGATGGCTTGCAGTTGCAGCCTAATTCCAACTAAGCAGATAGAGGTTACGGCGAAACCACTAGACAGGACAATAGTGCAACCTATTATGCCTAGAGAAATAGATTTGAAAGAACCTATGTGGATTGTTGTCACGCCTGATAATTGGGAAGAACAACTTGCAAGAATAGAAGAACAAGAAGGTGAATTAGTCTTTTTGGCTATGACAATACCTGATTATGAAATTATGGCTTACAACATGCAAGAACTTAAAAGGTATATAAATGAACTTAAAGAAGTGGTTGTGTATTATAGAACGGTTACTACAACCAAAACAGGAGATAAATAAAATGCAAATATCGCAAGATGGTATAGATTTAATTAAATATTTTGAAGGATGTCCTACAGATGATAATGGCAACGTGGTTAGTTATAGATGCGCCGCAAATAAGGCTACTATTGGATTTGGCAGCCTAAAACTTATAGACGGAAGTCCTGTGCAAGATGGTATGACAATAAGCAAACAAGATGCAGAAGATTTACTAGCACACGAGTTACACGAGTACGAAGGCTACATTAACGATATGGTAGGTGTAGAATTAAATCAAAATCAATTTGACGCGCTTGTATCATGGGTTTTTAATCTTGGACCGACTAATTTAAGTTCTTCAACCATGTTAAAAGTTGTAAACAATAGAAAGTTTAGTGAAGTTCCTGAACAAATTAAAAGATGGAATAAAGTCTCTGGTGTGCCAAATGAAGGATTAATGAAAAGAAGGAACGCAGAAGCCTTGTTGTTTGAAGGCAAAGAATGGGGTAAAGTCTGATTGACATGCTTGTTTGTGGATGTTCACATATCTCCTCTCTCCCACACAGTATGTCAGGAGAGTCAGTAATGTCCTTTAAAACCCATTGGCTCTCCACCTATGATTAATTTAGAAAATATAAAATCATTTGATGCTCTATCAAGAGATGAGCAAGTAGAGGCTTTAACTCTTATTGATAAATGGAAAAATCTTAATTCAAGAGATAAATGCAGAGATGATTTTTTAGAGTTTGTTAAATTTCAATGGGATGGCTTTATTATGGGAAGGCATCACAAAATTTTAGCAGAAAAACTTAATCGTATAGCACAAGGCAAATGCAAAAGATTAATGGTTATGTTGCCACCCAGACACTCAAAGTCAGAGTTTGCATCTACTTATTTTCCTGCATGGATGATGGGTCTAAATCCAAGTTTAAAAATTATACAAGCAACTCACACGGCTGAGTTAGCTGTTAGGTTTGGTAGAAGAGTTCGTAACATTATTGACAGCGAGGAGTATCAAACCATATTTCCAAACATAACCTTATCAGGCGATAACAAGTCAGCAGGCCGTTGGACAACCGACGATGGCGGAGAAGCTTTCTATTCAGGAGTAGGTGGCGCAATCACAGGTCGTGGTGCTGACTTACTTATTATTGATGACCCGCACTCAGAACAAGATGCAATGTCGCCGACTGCAATGGATGCAGCTTGGGAGTGGTACACAAGTGGACCACGCCAAAGATTGCAGCCCGGCGGCACCATCGTTTTGGTTATGACTCGTTGGAGTACAAAAGATTTGGCTGGTAGATTGCTTAAAAGACAGTCTGAAACACATGCAGACCAATGGGAGGTGGTTGAGTTTCCTGCAATAATGCCCGACTCTGAAGAGCCTTTATGGAGTGAGTTTTGGAAAAAAGAAGAATTATTATCTGTAAAAGCTTCGCTACCCATAAGCAAATGGAACGCACAATGGATGCAAAACCCAACAGCAGAAAGTGGTTCTATTGTAAAAAGAGAATGGTGGCAAACTTGGGAGAAAGAAGCGATACCAAGCTGTCAATGTATTATACAAAGTTACGATACGGCTTTTAGTGCCAAAGAAACTGCTGACTATTCAGCAATAACCACATGGGGAATATTTGACCCTGAAGATGGTAGTGAAAGCGCAATTATACTTTTAGACGCAAGCAGGCATAGAGTAGATTTTCCAGAGTTAAAAAACATAGCACTAGAAGAGTATAAGTATTGGGAGCCAGATATTGTACTGATTGAGGCCAAAGCAAGTGGTACACCATTAACACAAGAACTTAGAAAGATAGGCATACCTGTGCAGGCTTATTCGCCAAGCAGAGGCCAAGACAAAGTAGCAAGAATGAACTCTATTGCGCCTATGTTTGAAAGTGGTATGGTATATGCTACAGAAGATGCTTTTGCAGA